TTAAAGGTATTTATCAAAGTAGAGAAAAATATTTTTCTCAAAGATTAGAAAACTATTATTATGCTTTAATAAACAATCTTGGATTTGAAAAATACTTCCAGGAGTTATTACTTTTGCTTTTCAGAGAAGGAATGAAGCTTGGACAAAATCACGCAAGCTTTGAAATAGAAATGCTACAAATGAAAGACCCATATGAAAAGCAGACAAAATCAGCTATGCAATACTGGGATGATTACGCAATTAAGCTTTCAAAAGTTGAAGATAAGGATTTACTCAACAAACTGAAAGAAACACTACAAAGAGGAATGAAGGAAGGAAAAACAATTCAAGAATTACAAGGGGAAATAGGAAAAGTATTTCCAGAGTTCACAAAAGCAAGACTTGAGAACATCGCAAGGACTGAAACTGCTAAAGCATATAACTATGGAAGACTTATGACCTATTATGAGAACTCAGACCTTGTCCAGGCGGTTAAGGTTAGTGCAATAATGGATGATAGGACTTGTGATATTTGCTTAAGTAGGAATGGAATGATAATACCTTTAACAGATACAGGAGCAATTGCAAGAAATGCTCCACCATTTCACTTTATGTGTAGATGTGTTCTTCTTCCTATTACAATAGTTGATAAAAGAAAACCAAACTATAAGGCAAGAAAATATCAAGATATACCATCGCCTTTAGAAGGATTTGGATTGCCTGATTTAAGTATGATAACAAGAGCTAAGCCTATCCCTACAATTCCTAAAGTATCGGAAGTGAAAGATATTTATGGAAATATAGAAAAAGGTGGAGAAAATCCGTATGTGAATCCAGATTATAGAGGCTCATCAATAGATGAAATAAAGGATTATTGTGAAAGAAATAATCTTGATTTTGAAAAATTTAAGGAGGATTTGAATAAACATCTTCAAGAGTTATCACAAAATACAGATGTATGTATAAATACTTTTGAAGAAACTATTGAAAAAATAGCAAAAGATGGTAAAGTAAAATCACAATTTGAGGTAGGTAAGTCTGGTGGCTTACTTGATCTACATGCAAGAGATGCATTTGAGAAAAGAGTATTTGGATATAGAGAAGGAGCCGAAAGACCAATTTATGGATATATTACAAGTGAAGCAGGCTCATACAATACTTCTGTATCGCAGTATGGGAATGTAACCATAAAATTAAAAAAAGAAGCCAGAGAACGAACAACAATTATATTTGGAGATTCTTATGATAGATTATATATACAGAACGCGGGGACGCCAGTGCTTTTAAATAAGCCAAATATTAATTGTATATGTGCAAGAGGGGAAGACTTATCAACAGTAGACCAAATAATTAATAAAATAAAAAATGCGACAAAAATGAATGAAGATATGATTATAAATGAATATGGTTATATTGAAGCACAAATACATGGTGGAGTTTATTTAAAAGATATAGAAAGTATATATTTTCCTGATAAATATGACGAAAAAGTGGTAAAATTATTAAAGAAAAAAGGTATTAAATGTTATAAAAAGATTTATAAAACAGTAGGAAGGAGAGCATTAGATTATTGGGAGGAAATATTATGAAAGTAGTGGCAAAACAAGGAGAAAAAAGATTTCTATTACAAATTAATAAACAAAAGGGAAGAATTATAGATTTAGAACAAAAGAAAGTATTTCAAGAAAATAATATACAATCAATTTTACTAAGGGGTTATTGGGAAGAATACGAATTAACAGAAGAAGAAACAATGAAACTTTTAGAAAAAAATAATTTAAAACTCTAATATATAAAAGATTTCGTAATCAAAAAATAAATTAGAAATAAATTTTTCATAGAACTTTTCGAAACTTACTTTATCTATTAATTAAACACTTATTTTGAGGTGATATTAATAGATGAAGAAATGGACAATTGAGGAAGCAAAAAATTGGCTAAAGGAGCACAATTTTAAAACTGGTGATATGGATACTATTGCCAATTATTATGCTTTCAGACAAAACGATCCTGGAAAGTATAAAACCTTTGCAGTAGAAAAGAAACCATTTGGTTTTGGTGAAGATAGCGGAGTTTATGTTGTTTATGGAATCAGGAATGAGAATGGAGAAAAGAAATCTGAAATTCAATCAATAAAGTTTTATCATGGAAAAGGAAAAGAAGTAAAAGGCTCTGAAGATTACTATTCTATTTTAATTAATGATAGAAAGCCTTCTGGGCAAATCTTATTTGATCCAAATAGAGATGTCAAAGCAGAATTTGTTAAAGATGGAGACAAACTTATAGCTACATCTTTTAAATTCCCTCAAAACTTATCTATTTATGATGCTTTAGATTATATAGAAAACAAAGAAGAAACTTTAATAAATGATTATCCTATCAAAGATCTCGAACTTTATAATCAATCACTTTTTAGAGCAGGCAAATGGAGAGGAATAGAGGTATCTGAATCTGAATTAGATAGCATAATTAAAAACTTTGAAGAGCTTAAGAATTATGGGGAGGATTCAATACCATTAATTCTTAATCATGAATCAGAAAATATCCATTCAAAAGTGGGGAAAATAACTTCAATTTGGAGGGAAGGAAATGAAATAAAAGGTAATTTAAAGATTTTGGATAATACTGCAGCAATAAAAGTCATTAACGGTATTTATGAAAACTTTTCACCTTTTCTTGTAAAGAATTATGAATTTGATACAGGAGAGGGAAAGAAAGTTTTACCAGGATGGACTTTAAGAGATGAATCTTTTGTAGTTCATCCTTTAGACAAGAAATTAAATTTAACTATGAAGGAGGAATCAAATTTAATGGATGAAAAAGAAAAATTAGAATTAACTGAAAAGGTTAAAACACTTGAAGAAGAATTAAAGAAGACCAAAGAAGAGCAGGAAAGAATCCAAAAAGAAAATGATGAATACAAACAGAAACTTGAGATGTATGAGAAAGAGAAAAAACAAAGGGAAGTAGAAGACAAGCTCAAGATGTTTGAAGAGCAGGGAAAATTGCTACCAGCACAACACGAAAACAACAAACAACTATTACTCACAATGTCAGAGGAACAGGTAAAGATGTGGGAAGATGGAATCAAGAATTTACCTGAAGTGGTGGATTTTAGAACTTTAGGCAAAAAGAGTGGTTCGGAATCTGCAAAACAAATTGCAGAAGAAACATTAAAAAGAAGTGGGGTGATTAAGTAATGAGCTATATTGATTTTAAGGAATTTAAAGCAAGTGATCATTACATCGATTTAGCTTTTGTTTTAGATGATACAGCAGGAGTTCTAAGAAAAGGAACTTTAGTGGGTATCAAAACATCATCTAAAAAACTTGTTATGACTCGTAGAACACACGCAACAGGTGCAGCAGAAGGTGATACAGGTGCAAAGATATTAATACCTGTTACAGCGGGAGAAGAATCAAGATTCAGAGTAGGAATTGACTCAGTTTATTTCTCACATGGTGGAGTTGAGACAAATTTAGGACTTGTAACAGAGGTAGATACAGTTAATCATAAAATTAAAGTTACTAATACATCTACAATTGCAGCAGGAGACCCAATCTATGTAAAAGATGGGTCTGAGGTAGCTATTGGTATTCTTGATGAGGATGGAGAAGGTTCAGCGACAATTGAAACTACAAGAAAAATGAAAAAGGTATTTATGCATGGAATAGTATATAAGTCAAGTATTTCTAATTATTATTCCGAAGCAGATGCACAACTACCTTTAATTAAGTTTATTTAGGAGGCGATAAGGAATGAGTGATTTTGGACTTTTAGATTTGAAGATTTTAGATAAAGAGGTAATGCTTGAAGCTGTAAAGTTATTTCCTAAACCAGAAGGTTTTATGGGAGAGAAACTATTTCCAAGCAGACCAACTGCTTCTAACATAGCAGTCTGGGATGTTATATTAGGTTATTACGGGAAAGCAGGTTATATTGCAAAAGGTTCTGAGGCTAAACCAATTGCACAGAGTCCTATTGCAAGACAACTTCAAGAAGTAGCTTACAAGAAAGAGAAAATATTTCTCGATGCAAATGATATAAGGTGGAGAAGACAACCAGGAAGTGAAAACTTTGACACAATAGAATCAGAAATTGCAAGAGAGCAGGAACATTTATCCATTAGATTGGATGTGACGAATGAAGACGAAACATGGAAGTGTTTACGGGGAACCTTAAGTTATACCCTTGATAATGGATCAACTATCTCTATTGATTATGGAATACCTGCTTCTAATAAGATAACAATTACTGCAGCAGATGATAAGTGGTCAAATACTTCTGCAAAAATATTAGCACAGCTTAGAGCTTATAAACAACTTTGTAAAGGAGTAAACCCAACACTATTGATTGTATCTCCGCAAGTTATGGATTATCTAATTTCTAATACTCAAGTTCAAGAATACTGCAAGACACAATTAGGTTCAGAAATTGCTAAAGAAGGGAAAATTACAAGATTAGCAGGACTTGAAGTAATTGAGTATAACGGTGGCTGGACTGATGAAAATGGAACTTGGCATAAATTCTTGGATGATAAAGAAGCTTTCATAGTTCCATCAGTTTGTGGCGAGAGACTTGTAGCATCTTGTAAAGAAGCGGATTGGAAAGGACAGAGATTCTTATACGCATGGGAAGAGAATAAAGACAGACAAGGAACTTGGATTTTAGGTGGCGAATATTCACTACCAGCACTTAGGAATCCTTATGGTGTCGTTAATTTAGTTAATGTTGCTCCCACCTAAAGAAGGCTAAATATGAAATTTAAATTACTTAGGACAGTTTATTTACTTGAGAAAGTTAGAGTTGCAGGAGAGATAATTGATATTACAGAGAAAGAAGCAAAGAAGTTAGAACTATTTAACTATCCTGATATTTATGAAGTAGTTAAAGAAGACAAGAATAAAGAAGTAGTGGAACTTCCGAATGAACCTATAGATGAAGAAATTAAAGAAGTAGAAGATACAATTGACGAGAATGGAGAGTTCATAGAGAAACTTAAAAAGACAGGAAGCAAGAAGAAAGAAAAGAAATGATTCTAACTGTAGAGGAATTTAAAACTAAGTTTGTTCCTAATTCAGACTCTCTGTTTAAAAATATAACTGATGGAGAAATAGAATCTCTTTTAGAAGTAGCAGAGAATTTTGTCAAGATAGATTTTGAGGTAGATTCTTTACAAGCTAATTTAACCTTCAAAACTCTTGTTGCCTATGAAGCTTTAAGGAATTGGTATTCTACAAGAGTTATAAAGGAAGAGATACAGACATACTACACGAATAAATATAAAGAGGTCAAAGATAAGCTTAGTTCGATACCTATGAAGTTTGTTGAATTTGATAAAAACATACTTGATAAAATAGATGAGGAAGTCTTAAATGAGCAGATTAGCAATTAAGATTATTACAGATACCTCCGGATTTAAAAAAATGTTTAACAATAACTTAGAGTTGTGGGCTCAAGGAACTCAAAAGGCTTTTACTGGAGCAGGACTTGCGATTATGCGTGATATAGGTGAGAGATTTGAAGGAGAGGGAATGCCTCCTCAAAGATGGCAACCTCTCTCACCTGCCACAATTTTGAGAAGAAGAACAGGAAAGGGAAAAAAGAAAACGGGAAGACCAAAGATATTGCAAGATACTGGAACATTGAAACGCTCATTTATGTTTGGTGGACCTGATAATGTATTTGATGTTTCACCTTTACATGTGACAGTAGGTTCTAAATTAAATTATGCAGGAATACATCAGTTTGGGTGGAAAGAGAAAAATATTCCAGCAAGACCAATGGTTCGGAAGCCTGAAGAAGTTCCTCAACTCAAAGAAGAAATAGAAGAGATATTCAGTGCAGTTATGCTTAGGTATATAGCGAAATGATAGAAAAAGTAAGTGATGTTTTAGGTGCTATTAAGGATTTCTTAGAGCAACAAACTGATTTAGTTCCTTTTATTGGAACTGATTTTGAAGTTGCTTCCATGAGTCCTTTCATAGTGATTGAAGTTCCTTCTAAAGATGTAATAGAATATCTTGACATGGAGGGGAACACATTAAGTCACTTACTTAACATGGCTTATTATGTGAATATAGAAATAAATGATTTATGGGAAGCAGTTAACATTGTTAGTGATATTGCAGCAGTTTTAAGACACAGATTTATAGAAAAATTCAACACAGATAGATTCAATAATTTGTTTGTTAATTTGAAATTTACCGATATCGAGTATTTAAAATCCGAAGAACCATTACTAATTACAGTTAAACAGAATTTTATAATAGAATATGAAGAAGATATAACAAAGACAGGAACGCTAATTACAGAGCTTTTAAATAGACTAAATAATTATAAAAAGACAAGAATAATAATTTCTGAAAGCATAAAGGAGGAATAAATGGTTAAAATAACTCCAACATCAAAGAATTACTCTGAGCTTATATTTAATATTGATGGTAAGAATAAAAAGCTTGGAGAAGGAATAACAATAGAAATGCCAGAATGCGAAAGTTTTAAGTATATGCTTGAGACTTTTGTTCACAATGGCTATATAAAAGTTGAAGAGGTAAAAGAAGTAAAAGAAGAAAAAATTAAAGAGGACAAATCCTTTAAAAAAAGAGGTGAAGAATAATGATAATTCCAGGAGTATATGATATAAGAAGAAGGGGTGGAGTTTACATTCCACCTGAACCACCAACAAAAGTTAATTTTGTGACTGGAACTGCAAAAAGAGGGACACTGAATAAGGTTATCATTGGAACTTTTGATACAATTGCTAATAAAGTAGAATCAGGTGATATTTATGACTTCTGTTATAGAGCATATCTTAATGGAGCTAATAACTTTCATGTTGTAGTAGTTAAAGGTGCGAATGCTGCTAAAGCAACTAAGAGTTTTAAGAAAACAGATGCTGATGTTATTACAATTACAGCAGCAAACGAAGGAGCATGGGGGAATGATTTATCTGTCAAAATATCAGAAGATATCACGGGAACAAGAACATATCACTTTAAATATGGAACAAATCTAATAGGTTCAGTTCTTGCAGTTCAAACTAATGATGCATTAGTAGATGCTTTAGCAAATAACCCAACTCTATCTGAGTATGTGACTGCTACAAAATTAACTGCAGATTTACCAGATGTTACAGAGAGTTATGTATCTCTTGCTGGTGGAGCAGATGGGGATGCAGTAACTAACTCAAATATTATTGGAACTTATAATCCTACTACGGGAGTAAGAACAGGTCTACAGTTAGCAATTGTAGATCCTGATTGGTTTAATATTGCAACCGCTACCTTAGAAGGTGATGCTTCTATAAATGCAGCAATGATAACTATATGTGAGAACAGGAATTACGGAAAAGCTCTTTTAACCCACTTAATAGGTGCAACTGATGATGAAATTAAAACTGCAGCAGAAGCATTGAATTCTCCAAATGGTAGAGCTTCGTTCTGGGCAGGATATTATGAATCTTATGCAAAGATGGGAAGCTATGTCTCTCCTCTTGCTGCAGTTATGGGAATTCTTTGTAAGAATGAGGTATTTGTTTCGCCTTCCAATAACTACATAACTGATGCTCTATCTTTAAAGAAAGCTTGGGATGATTCTCAAATTGAAAGTTTCTTACTTAGAAAAATTAATGTAGTAGGAAAAGGAATAAGAGATGCAAGCGGAAGAGTAATAAAGACAATTCATTCTTACAATAAAACTACTGACCCAGATTTAATTGAAGTTCAATATACGGCTACTTACGACGCAATAAATAGAAGAATGAGGGATGCTATAAGCTGGGCGATATCCAAACCAAATACAGCTGAATTACAAAGGCAACTTCAAGGTTCTATGGAGTTAGTGCAACATTGGGCTTTAAATGAGCCAACAAGTTGGGGAAATGGAATAATAAAAGATATGTGGGTTAAAGTGACAGAAGCACCTTCACCAGATACATTATATTGTGACTGGGGAGTTTTATTCATAGGTGCAGCACATTACATTATCAATCGCTCAACAGTTTCTCCAACTTCATTGGAATCAACAATCTTAAGAGAGCAAATAATTTAAGGAGGTGAATAAATGCCTATAAGTGATGCAATACTTGGTAAGTATGGGAAACTATATCTTCATACAGCGGATGGAGAAATTGATTTAGCAAATATAACAAAGGCTTTTGACGATGATACAAGTAAGGAACCAGTAAAAGTCCAATTAATGGGTCATATGGACCCTTCTTATATTCCTGATACAGGCTGTGAGAAGACTGGAACAATCACTATCTTGGATAGAGATGGATCATTTGATAAATTTTATAAAGAAAAGATTGTAAATCAAAAACTTGGAGAACCATATCCTAAAATAAGTATGGAGCTTGTAACAAAATACAAAAATGGAACTGAAACAATTGATAAATACAATGATGTAATTTTGAGCAGAAGAGCGAGAAGGCGTGAAGGAGATACTGCAGTAGAAATAACAATTAACTTTGTGGCATCGGAGTTAAGTTAATGAAGATAATAAAAAATAAACCAGAAGCAAAAGAAGAACCAATAGTGGAAATGAAACCTATTACAGTCAAAGAGGAATTAGATGCAAAGGTTATATATAGAAATCACTGGAGAGATTTCTATGGATTATCTGGTTCTATTGCAGATGAAGGTGAATTATTATCATGCGTAGCTTTCTCAATAAAAAAGATTAATGATAAAGAGATTACACCACAAGATGCTTTTAAATTTCTTCTTGAACTTCCTAAGAAAGACAAAGATGAAATAGTAGCAAACTATAATGAGTTGAATCAAACAGAAAGTTTTTTTCTACTATTGGCAAGGATGGCTGGAGAAGCTTTAAAAAGCGAATCATCCTTGTCAAGTGGGGAAACTTTAGCTGGGAAGAAACAGGAAGACTCAGAAAAGCCGAATTAGAAATTCTTTACGAGAATATTAAAGAATTTATTAGAAGCGATTTAACAGAAGAAGCTACTGAAAAATTATTAATGTGGGTTGAAGAATGATTGGAGCACTTGGCGGTGGGCTAAAGGCTGGAATAACTTTATATGCTATAGATAGAATGTCTGCTACTGTCAATTCTGCAACTACGAAAGCAGAAGCAAGCATGAAACAAATGCAGATGCGAAATGATGCAATGAATAAATCTATGCTTCAAACTTCTCAATATCTTTCAATGATGAAAGTTGGTCTTGCAGGAATGGCAGTATCGGGAGTAGCTATTGGAGCAAGTGTCAAACAGTTTACAGACTTTCAAAAAAGTTTAGCATACATTTCAACCTTAATAGATGATGTAAATTTTGATATTAAAGAAAAAATTGGAAAAGATGTCTTAAGGATTGCAGGAGAAACTGGGAAAGATATCCAAGACATAATGAGTGGTGTATATCAAGCAATTTCTACTTCCATTGAACCAGAGAAAGCTACACAATTTATTGAAGTAGTTACTAAAGCAGCAGTAGCTGGAAATGCCAGTATTGAAACTTCAGCTAACGCAATATTAACAGTTCTTAAGTCATATGGATTGGAAACTGAAAGAGCAATAGAAGTTTCTGATAAACTATTCCAGACCGTAAAACTTGGTAGAGTAGAATTTCCACAATTATCAGATGCTATAGCAGACTTTGCACAAACAGGAGCTTTAGCGGGAGTATCTTTAGATGAATTATTAGGAGCTTTTGCTGCATTAACTATGGTTGGAGTTCCAGTTGATGAAGCATCAACATCTTTAAATAGATTTTTATTATCTGTTGTAGATGCAAGCAAAGAGTCAAAAGAGTTTGCAAAAAGTCTGAATTTAGACTTCTCAGTAGAGCATATGAGAAAAGTAGGTATATTAGCTTTCTTAGATGAAATATCAGCTAAAGTAGGAACTGATATTACTCAGATTCAAAAATTATTCCCAGAGATAAGAGCTTTTAGGGCAGTAGCCCCATTAATGGATACAGCAAGAGATTCATTTAAAAAATTCAGTGGTGAAATATCAGAATCATCTGGAACAACAGAAAAAGCTATGGAAAAAATTGAAAATAC